AATACTTGATCTTCTTTAGCACCTGTTAGTACTGCTAACAATACTTCACTTAAAAACTCTTGCATAAACACAGGAGTATCAGAACGTTTAAGATCAAGACCCATTGCTTTTACTTTGCCTGGCTTGCCATCTACATCTGTTCTAAATCCTTCGTTATCATAAATTAATGCCGCATATCTTTTCTTTGTAATGTATAAACCTTTTTCAGCAACAATTTCTCTACCAGCCGCAATAACTTCTCCTCTGCTTTTAGGACAATGAAAAGCATCTCCCATAAATTTTGGAAACGTTACATTTGCTTCTTCACAAATTTGATCATAGAGTTGAATTACACTTTCTTTATTCCAAGGTATATCACCTTTTTCTATTTCAGCACGTAAACTTGTATATGCACTAAAATAAACAGAATCAGTATCACCATATATAATACTCTTACCTACATGATCATACTCACCTGTGATAATTTCATTAACTTTAGCACTCATGTGTTTTGCAATAGCACGACCTGTGAGTGTAGTACTTTGCCCAATTCTATGATCAAAGAATCTACACCCTGGGTTTAGGATTGCTCCATATAAACTATTTAGGTTAATCTTTTTAACAAGTTGTCTTTTATCCCAAAAAGCAGTTTCAATTTTATTACCTGCATCTTGTGCCGCAATCTTTTTAGCCTGCATTTCTTTACGTTCTGCATACCAACGTTTAAGTAGTCCTGGAATAATGCCTTCATACTCTGTAGTAAACAAAGTACCATTTGCACTAACCATCCACGGTTGATTGCTGTCAAAAATAAGTTTGTAAACTTCGGCGGCACTTAAAGTATCACTTTCGCCACCTTCCCAGTCAATAGTAATTTCAACATCTTTGCGTTGTTCCATTACATAGTCATATTCAAGACTACCAAACTTTCCTTCCCATGCCGCCGCAAACGATTTCTTTTTAAAGTTCATTTGTTCTGACAAGTAATTTTCTGTATGATTTTGTTTTAGTTGTCCTACAACTGTTGCAGGATCCATATTCAATGATCGAATAACACTAGGATATAGACTGTTCAAGTCCATACTTGCAATCCAATCATGTAGTCCTTTTTTAGGATATGCTACATAGGCACCAGCCGCCTGTGCTGATCCAGGTTCTCTGTGTACTCTGTTAGGTACTACATAGCCACGTCTATGTGCTTCGTTGATAATTGCTTGTTCTGTAACTGCCACAGCACCCATAGTAGTGGGTAGCAAAACAGTATTTGCATGAGCAAGTTCATTTGCAAGGTCAATAAACCTTAGTTTTTTGTCCAACTTGTCCAAGAGTGCAACGTCTTGTCTGTTGTACTCAATGAACGTTCTGAAGTCATTGTTATAAAGTTGATCGAGCGTACCTTCGTACACAGTTTTCTTTTCGCCAACTTCCATTTCGCCAATGGCATCAAGTCGATAAGTGTGTCTTTCTTCATATGTGTATTTACGATATAATTCCAAACTATCTAAATGCTGTCTGCCTATTAGGTCATAGGTTTCTTGCTCTCTTCCAAACTTTTCATAAGTTCTTTTCTTTGGATATTGATCCCACAAACAAAAACGTCTTGTATCTTCTTTTGAAAGTACTCTTGTAATTCTGTTAACAGTGTACGGAATATCATAACCTTCACTGTTCCAACCTGATAAAATATCTGCATCTTTAATTAGATCTAAAAAAGTATCAAGCATTTCTGCTTCTGTTTCAAACAAGTATGTATTATCAAATTCTTTACATTCTTCTTTGGCTTGTTCCATTGTAAGTGTTTTTGGCGGAAGTGCAAGTGTAATAAGACTGTCAAGCCATTGTAAATGAACTGTAATGGCAGTAATTGCAGTAAAAGGATCTTCAGGTGAACTATATCCACGTTCTGGATCAAAGTCAACTTCAATATCAAAAAATGCAACGTTTAGGTTTGGAGCATCTTGTCCAAGATAATTTTCTTCAAGCAGTCTATATACAGGATTGATGTCTGCTTCAAATAGTCCGCGATGTTTATTAATTTTTTGTTCTTTTAGGAAGTCTTTCCAACTTTTACATACAACACGACTTACAGAGTCTCCAAAAGTACTTTTTTGTTTTCCTTTTGCGTCTCCATAATAGAAAACATATCTTGCTGGAAATTCGCGAAACTCTCGTTCGCCTTTTTTGTTTCTCTCTACGACCTTGATAATGTCTTTATCACGATCCCAAAGTGCGTCTACGTAACTCAATATTTTCTCCTATACATGCCACTTTCGGTTGGCAAAAACCAGTTATGTCGTTTATGGCCGACTGACCTTCATCAACACTATTTACTATTATATGTTCTATGCCTAAATAAATCAAGTACTTTTTTCTTCAAATGCTCTGCCTTCTTTTTTACATTTTGGACAAGTCCAAGTGCCTCTATCAATTTGGTATTTTTCTTCCATTGTAGGATATGTAAAATAAAATTTACATTCCGTACAAGTAAGATGCCATAATATTTCTTTTTGTGCTCTAAATATTACAACCACCCTGCCGCTATTGCGTAACCAAAAACATTAACACAACTAAAATAGAATGTTAACATCATAACCCAAGCGGCTCCTCTACGTACTGCCGCATAACATTGGGTAACACTACCTACAAAAAATCCTGGATATACTATAAGCATATTTGGATCTCTTGCATTTACGGCAAGGGTCAAACTCGCACCAACAGTAAATATAAAACTTACTAGTTCAAAATAGAACGCAGTTTTATCACTACGATATGAGTTAGACCAAAAATCTTTTATCTTTTGCAAAACAACTATTGCTTGTCTCTGCCCGTAGTAACCATAATGGTTTCTAGGTCTTCAAATTCATCAACGGCTTTATGCCATTCGCCTTTTTGTGCAATTTTAATTGCTTTATTAATTAGACTAGGTTTTACGTCCATTTCTTCTGCTACTGCTTTGACTGTATCACGTAAACCTTCTTGTAGGTCTGAAACTTCTTGCAAAACATTTACACCTTCATTTACTACTTGTATAAGTTTTGCTTTTTCTTCAGCACCGAATACTTTATCACTCATGTGAAACTCCTTTGTTATTTGAGTTATATTATATATAGATTTATGCTAGATGTCAAGTACTTTGAACGGAATTGGCACAGAATTATCTAAACATTTAAACCAAACGTTATTTGGACCAATATGATGATCGTTTGGCAGTAGTTCATTTACTGCTTGATTGACTCCTGGGAAATCCATATCATGTCCACATAACCAGCCATTTGGTTTTAATTTAGGCGTGTAGTATTCTATATCTCCTTTAACACTACTATAGTCATGACTTGCGTCAATGAAAACAAAGTCTAAACTGCCATCTTCTACTTGATTATGCACTTCATGACTATGTCCTTGTATTGCTTTTAGTCTTGGACCATACTTTAATATAACTGAATCTTTATAGAATAGTTTGATATCAAAATCAATAGCAAACATTTTTAAGTTTGGAAATGACTCTAACAGTTTAAAAGTTGTTCTACCGTTACGAACTCCAACCTCACAACCTACAGTAGGTTGTAATTTTTTAAACAGATCTACTAAAAAGTAATCTCTTTTGTTTGGTCCGTTATATTCTATTGTTCTTTTAATCTTAATTTTATCTTTAGCCAACAGAATTTTCCTCTTCGTCTTTTGTTTTGTATTGCCATTCGTCTGTATGACCAACTGACCATTTAGGATTGTTTTCGACTGTGTAGTTTTGTGTGCAAACTTTAAAGTCAGGCATTTTACGTTCTGGATGTACTAAACTTTGGTCAGTAAATATAACCCTGTTGTTAGGTTGTGCCGCAAATTGCCCATTATCTAATTTTATAAAGTTAAATGATTTATGTTCTGGATCATGTTCTGAAAAGTTTACATTCAGTGTTGAATGTTGTGCGTGACAAGTATCCAATGAAAATATATATTCACCTTTGTGCATTTGTTTATCTTTTCCAAAGAACTCACAATCTGCTAACATAGGTTTTTTAATAACAGTAATATCATAATCAAAACAATCCCATATTTGCAGTGTATCTAAAGGCAGTTGATTATCTTTGTCATAATCTTCTTTCCATACAAACGCTGATATAGGAAGTTTGTCGTACAATGCTCCGTATTCTGTAAGCAATGTTTCTATGTATAATGCTTTGCCCATTATACTTCTAATTGAAACCCAGACACCAGGAGTAAGTTCTCCATGTCCTTTTTGATGATCGTATAGATATTCTTTTTTTACATAAACTTCCATAGGTGGTAAATTATGTACTAAAAAGGCCATACGCTATCTCTTTTGTTTTTTCTTTTTGTTTTTCACATGCAACTTTGCATGTGGTACTTTTAAATTCTTCTTTCCATATATGTCACCTATTTTGTGTCTATATGACATATGTGCTGGATCTAGTCCATAAAAATAATCTGTTACTTCTTTAATTTTCATCTCGGCAATTATCACATTTGCAAGTTACACAAACATCATTTGCACATGATGGACATTCTTTGTAACAGTGACTGTCGCATTTACAATTTTCACATGTACTTGTATTCATTAATTATTCTCCAGTTCTTTTAAAAAACTTGCAAATCCTTTTTTCAAAGAATCTTCAGTTGTCATTTTACCTGCTTTATAATCTTTTTCTAATTCAAACTTCCTTCGTATTAACTCTTTTTTAAGTTTAGGATCTTTGTTTGTTTCAGGATTTAGTTGTATATCTTGTAATGCTTTTCTTTTTTCTTGATATTCTTCAGCACTCATACCTTTGGATATAAACTGTATTGCTTCAAATACTTTGTTTAATTTGTTTTCTATATTAGATAATCTACTATCTACTTCCTGCCATTTGTCTGAATATGTTTCTCTAGGAGCAACTTTTAACTGTGGTGCTTGTACAGGCTTACTAGAAGTTGATACACCTGCAAGTGCCGCCATATCACTTGAACTAACATCTGAAACACCTGGTATATGTTTACCACTTACGCTTTCAGCAACCATTTTTGCATGACTAGTTGCGTCAGTGCTTTGATTAGATGCACCGTATTGTTCCTTTAATGCTTTGCCTTGTTGCATAGGATCGTCTACTGTTAAACCTTTATTTTCAATACCTAGGTCTGTAAACTTGTTTAATATCTTTTGTAAATCTGCCATAGTTATTTAAGAGACACTTTTGGATTTAGTGTTTCCCCCTCCCTGTCTTTTTTTACGTCCTGCACAATGAGCCTTTTGTGAGAAACCTTTGGGATTCGAACAGTTGATCGACTTTTTATATTTCTTGCTCCAGGTTTCACTAACAATCTCATAGTACCTCATTTCTTTTTAGTGGCAACGTTCTTTGCTTTGCCTCTTCTATTTTTATTAGGATCTTCTCTACGTTTTCTACTTGCCGCAGATTTGCGTCCTTTTTTACCTAGTGAATGTGCTTTTGATCTTGGTAAGCATTTAGGTTTGCCTTCACTACTAGATCCTCTTGCACAATCGCCACGAATTTTTCCATCTGGTCCAAAGCGTACCCATTTGTCTTTAAACCATTTCTTTAAATTTTCATCTAAAGATTCAGAAAATACTAATTCTCCACAATTAACACAGAAGTCAACATCTTCTTTCTTAACACAGTTGGGTACACGTTTTCCGAACATGGTTTTCATGCCCTTTTTTTCGTAACCTTTCCAACAGCGTGTTCCTTCAGTGACTTCTAAAATACGCATTATTTACTTTTGTTTCCCCAATTTTTTGCACCAACTTTTCTACATTGTACTAACGCACCTGATGCATATGCACTCGGCCAAACTTTGTATCTGCTTTTAACTTTATGATAACAAGCGTCTTTTTCACCAGCCGCTTCGTCAAATTGTTCTTCAGTAATTTCTTCACCTACTGATTGTAACTTCTGTTCAAGACTATCAAAATATTCATCTTTGACATCTTTCATAGCAATCATTCTTGCTTTTTCTTTTTCTTGTTGACGTTCACCTTCCATATATGCATGGAGTGATTTCATTTTATCATGAACACCACTTAATTTGTTTTGAAACCATTCAGGGAATATTCCACCATCATGTACAGCATCTTTAATTTCATCAGCCGCGTATTTGATAAACGCAATCTGATTATCTAGCATTTCTGCTTCGTAACTTGATGCTGGCTCATCGTATTTGTCTTCGTTTGCCATTGATTGCTCCTATAATTAATTTATTATAGTAGTATTTAGCGTTTGAGGGGTCCGCCAAAGATAGAAGTGCCCTTCATATTTAAGGCATTGTCTGTAGGCTTTTGTGCTTTTGCTTTAGGTGGATTAGGTAATCCTCCCATTAAACCGTATTTTTTGCGTGTTTTTTTATCTCCTATAGCAAGATGTGGACTTGCCACAGTTGCTATATTACCTGCACTGGTAGCACCTGCTGTAGCAGTTTCTTTCATATACTGCTTTAGCCTATCTTCTAGAGATAATTGCTTGTGTTTTTCTTTGCGTGGAATAGTTTTTGTTTTGTCTTTATGCGTTCCAGCGGCACCGCTTTTGCGTAGTGCTTCCATATCACGCCAGTTAGGATCACGTGGCTTGTTTGGTTCTGGTTTCTTTTTTGCTTCTTGTATCTCTGTTATACGCATACTAATATTTACCTGTCTTTAAGTATATTTTCCATTGTTTTACTTGCTGTCTTTGTAAAGAATCTAGGTGCAACACTATGTATTAATAGTGCAGGCACTAACAACTGTAATTTTACTGCTGTCTTCAGTGCTTTGCCCATATGTTGCAATCCTGTTTCGCCTACTTCATCTAAATGTAATTTACATTGTTTACTAAACATCATTACTTCTTTCTGCCGCTTTTCATGTTTGCACACCAGTGATACATTTTTGCTCTTTCACCACTAGCATTTTTTGCTTTTTTACGTAACTCAGATACACTGCCACTGCAACTTGCACCTGCACGTTTTACTCTCCCCGGTCTACTTTTACCTTTTACTTTACCATCAGCAAAGTTTTCTAATATTCCTAAAATTTGATCTGGAGTATACTTGCCACTTTGTAATGCTTCTTTTGCCATTTTAGTTGCTGTTGCATACATGACTGCTTCGGCATCATCACCGTAGCGTTTCTTAAAATCTTTCTTATTTTTCTTCATACCTTTTACGATACGTTCTTTTTCTTTTTCTTCGCCTTTAGTAAGTTCACGTTCTTTTACTTTTTCATCTTTGTTAAGATGATTCATTAACGTTTGAAATGTTCTTTCAAATTTATGATCTTTGTGTTTAACACCAATACCACCTGCGGCATTCCATTTATCAATGTTTTGTCCAAAGTCATCTATTAGTATGTTTGGAGTACCATCACTTTGCTGTGCATACTTGGCTTTGTTTCCTGTGATGATTACTTCTTTAGGTGGAAACTGTTTAAGATTCTTTTCTACCCACATACGTTTATGTGGTTCTGATCTAGGATCGTCTGCCAGAGGCGAACTTAAAATTGTATAACTTCCTTTAAGTTTGCGAACCAAAGCCAATAGTTTTCCTGCGTTAGGAGTAGGTCTTAATTTTAACCAAAAGTCGTCTTTATCTCTAATTGCTTGTAAGCCTTTATCAATATCTTTGATGTCACGAAAGTTTTTCTTACCCATGAGTTTTGCCCATGCATCAAAGAAGTCAACAAGAACGCCATCCATATCGATGTATACTTCGTTTTTAGTTTTGTTTGCTAATTCAACTAATCTCACTTTTTACGTCCTCTAAATCCTTTAAAGCCTGCACCAGTCATATATGGTCTTGAAAACCATAATTTAAACCATTCTGGATCTCCTGGTTTAACACCTAGTTTACGCTCTTTATCTTTTAATGCCTGTGCAGTATGTGACATATTTTCTAACGATTGTACATTATCATGACGTACTATGTCAACCCCTGCTAACTTTTTTAATTCGTCTAGGGTCATTATATTAATTTTAAACTTTTCATCATTTTGCGTAGAGTGCCCTTGTTTACATCTTTTGTAGTATTTTGTTTAGTAATAATACCAACACCTGCGGCTTCTGTACTTTTTATTGCATCTTGTTTAAATGCTTTATCTACACCAATTTTACTTGCCAAGGCTCTACGTTTTTTAAGTTTATCTGCAACACTTAATTCTTCTGGTTCAGGTGGACGTCTTTTAACAGTGTTTCTTTTTGGAGTTCTAGTTGCAAACCCCATAATCTCATTTACTTCAAGTCCCATTCCTTTGCGTACTCTAGCAAACATCTGTTTGGCAAGTGTTTCACTTCCTGATACTCCTTGTGCAAAACTATCAAAGTCGTCATTTGCCGCAAACTGTCTTAACTTACTTGCACTCATGCCAGCAACACCTTCAGCATCAGGATCACGTTCTCCACTGCTTACAACTTTTGCATTTGCAAATTTAAAAGGTATATTACCTTTTTGGTCTGGCTTATTATTATACTTGTCAATTAAATCTTGATACTGTTGTACTCTATCACTACCAGCAACTACAATAATATTATCATATCCTTTTCCTTGTAACAGTTCAAACATTTGAATAATTGTTTTTACATTTGTATTTTTATCCACAGGTATATTAAACATCTCTTGAGCAAAATGTAATTTTTCTGCAAATGATAATGGATCTGTTTTAGGTTTTTGTGTTTTAGTTAAAAACAAAATAGGATCACCCATAAACTTTTGTGCATGTTGATTTACAACATCTATAACTTTTTGGTGACCAATAGTTGGCGGATTCATTCTTCCCCAAGCAACTACTGCTGTCTTCTTTGATGGTGCTTCAAGCAGTTCGTTGAGTAGCATTATGCCTCCTTAGGATCGTATGCGCCGTCTTTAATATATGATAAGTGCTTTTCTGCTAGTTTGTTACAAATACTAGCCATTAATTTTTTTGTGTATACTTCTTCTGTTTTACCAGGGGTTCCGTAAGTTTCATTGTATTTCATGCAACCTGCTGTTACCATTTTTTCAAAATAGGGTGCAACTTCTTCAACTGAATCTTTTTCAATTATATTTTTTCTTTTTAGTTCGTGTACTACTGGCAGAAAAAATTCTTTATGAAGTTCGTCATCATTGTCGATGAAAAAACTTAGATCATCAATTAAATCGTATTGTGGTTTATTATTTTCTTCTGGAGTAAACAGTTCTTTTAATAACATTTGTGATTACCATTTCTTACATGACCAATAACGTGCTTTATGTTTTGGACCTGGTGAATCACAATTATGTCTAGCACGGAAACTTCTACGTCTAGCAGGATTAGATTTTTTAATTCTCATTGTAGGATCACCAAAGTTAACTTTTACAACGTTACCTTTTGGATTTTTAACATAAACTTTAAACTTTTTAACATCACCACGCATTGGTTTATTAAGTTTTACATTGCGTCCTTGATATTCTGCTTCTTCAACATGTTCATCATTTTCTTCAATCCAACCAAATGTTTCATAAAAATCATCACCATGTAGTGTAACATCTGATAAGTTGTTGAACCAAGTTTCTTCTTCAACCGGCTCTTCTTCTTTTTCTTCTTCTTCAACTGGTGCTTCTGTAGATTCCATCTCTTTTGCATCAGGCTCATCATCGTCTTTGTATTCGATGTCAGCATCTGGATCTCTTTCAAGTTCCATACTTCTTAATGCTTGTTTAATAACTTCAATGGCTAATTTTTGTTCTGGCTTACTTAACTGCGAAAGCATCATATTGCCTTGTGCAAGTTTTTCACCTAACATACCTACGTGTCCGCTTAGGTCCATTTGTGCATCACTTGAAGGTTTAATTCTTGATGCAATTTCACCTAGTAATCTTGCTGGAGAGTTTTTAAGTTCGTCTTGGAATAGAGCAAGTTTTGTTTTAGGATCATTTACATCTTTGCCTTTAAACTTCATATTGTTAGCACTGCTAAACTTTATTCCGCTTTGTGTTGGTGGTGTAAATGTAATATCTTTTACATGATTAATAGCATCATCAAAAGATAGCCTTTCTGGCTCTTTTTTAGCCTCTGCATTCACTGCATCTATTTTATTAATTAGTTCTCTAAAATCCATAATATACTCTCCTATGTGAGTATTTATTACAGATTGGTCCTTTTATCGATGTTGTTTGAACACCACTTTTCTAGGCTCTGGTGCGGTAAATTCATAGCCAGTCATATTACCTACATAAAAGCGTCCTTGCCAAACCAAGCGTATACGCACTGTATTAAGGATTACGTCCATATGTTTACCTTCATGGTAAGCGTAAAGATCTGCTTCAACAACTTGATCGTTGTCTGTACAAGTGACTGCTATTGTTTTTGGAAGTTCTTCTCTGTATTGGGCCATATATGTCTCCTTGAATTTGTAGGTATAAAAAAAGACCCCCGAAGGGGTCTTCTTTCACTTTTTTAATTAGGCTACGTTTGAAGCAAGTGCTTTGTAACCTGCCGCAATTACTTTACGGCTTGCAGTACCCAAACGATATTTGTTTGTTGTTCTGCCTTTTGTATCAGTGTGCGTGTTAAGGTACACAGGATATCCTGAAAACCTTAGCGCCTGGATTACTGCCGCAGGATTACCTGCACCAAAACGTGCTTTGATCTGCTTTGCAGTAAGTTCCTGTCCTGATGAAAGGGCAGTAAGTACTTTAGATTGAATTGTGTTTGACATTATTTTCTCCTATTGTCTAGTGAAAACCAATTTTTCACTTTCACTTGTATATAATACAGTATTATAAGATGTTTGTAAAGACTTTGTTTAGCCAAAGTGGCGTCGAAACGCCACTCTGTTTATCCGATTTATGCGGCAACTGTATTGATTACAGTTTTGTTTGTGTTAGAAAGTAAACTTACTAACTGTTCTTTCATCGCCATAGCACCTTGTAGGTTTGATGTACCTAGTACTCTTACGTTGAAATCATAACCAGCATCTACTAATTTTCTAGTAGCAGTTGGTCTTGACATTTTTAAGTTTGCAAATTTAATTGCTCCACCGTTAACAGAACCGTTTACCATGTACTTGTTTGCTTCTTCAACGAATACGCCAATTTTTGAATTTACGTTTCCTTTTTGAAACTCTCTAGTATATACAACGAATTGTTTTGATCTAGCCATTTGTTTCTCCTTGTTATGATTATTAAAAAAGTGTCTAATTAAATTAAACATAATATATACATAATACAACAAATCGTTGTAAAAAGCAAGTACTTATTTTACCAAAATAGATAACAAAGTGGTTGACAAATGTGGTAAAACCAACTATACTGTGTACATAGTTAGATAAAAGGAAATCCAAAATGCACAAACAAGTACCAATCAAAGATGCTATCAATCTGGCTGTCCAAGTTTATCGTAAAGCCGGTAATCAATACAATAAAGAAAATGTGTATGAATATAAAAACACAGAAGATGGTCCTTTGGAACAAAT